CATCTAAAATATATTCAGCATCTGCCATAGCATGTTCAGGTGAATCTACCATCCTTGCTAATCTTTTCTTACCACTCTTCTTAAAGTATAATCTATACGTACTTGCATGTGCTACAACGTTACCACCAATAGGTTTTATTGGATCACCAAACATCATACTTGGATCACTCTGTACTTGATTGGTAAATACAACTGCACATCTAAAGTAAAATGATATATTCTTGATATGACTCATTAATCTGGCTATCTGCATCTGTCTTTCAGCAAGTGTACCTCTGCCCAAGTACTCTTCTCTGAATTGTCCTATTGCACCGTCTAAAATAACTAGTGTTGGTTTCTTGTTACTTAGTATTTTACTGAGTCCATTTATAGTACCCATTAGTTGCTCTGTATTTGGGCAATATAGGTAGGTAATTTGATTAAGATATTTTAGGCATGCTTCATCATCTTCTGCATACTCTCTTGCTTTTAAAATTCCTGCTATTCTATTTGGTTTGAAGGTATCTTCACAGTCTATCCATATGACATTATTGCCATCATGTATTGTTTCTACTGTAAGTGAGTTACAAAACTGTGTTTTACCAGCCCCAAACTCTCCATATACCTCATAAGTTGCTTCTGGTCTTACACCACCATCAATTAAGTTGTCAACCTCTACACATTTTGTAGCAATAATTGGATATGCTTTCTGATACTCCCATAAATCAATTGTACTCATGTCTGATTTTCTAATCATGCCATGCTCTTCTAACATTTTTTGTGATTGGAATACCCAACTGTCACATGTTGGTTTTGCTACACCTGTAATTTCTTTAATCTCTTGAGCACCTCTAATACATAAATCGATAAGTGAGGTTACACCGAAGGTCTCTAACTTTTTCTGAGTTACGGATCCAACACCTTTAAGCTGATCGACTCCTAATTCTAGGTCAGCTGATGCAATCTCCGTAGTTTCCGCAGGAGTCTGAGTTTCGTCCAGTGCTTCGTTTAACTCGATAGAGTCATCTTCAATAACCATCACAGATTACTAGTAGTATGACTTCAATATTAATCTTACTATATTCTTGTATATGTTCCGTCACCGTTGAGTTTGATGGCATTATTGTTCTCCCATTTTGATATGGTTGCCTCTGCTTTCTCTTTGGTCATACCACTTACTACCAATGCCTTCTCAAATTCTCTCAACTTTACATTACCTTCTATGTTTTTACAAGAGTTCCATACTGTTAACACATCATGTTCCTTTACAGATTTACCGTCTACAAAGATTTGTGTCTGTACACCACCTTGACTTATACTACTTCCAAATGACTCGTATTGTTTTTCAAGTAGTATTCGTATCACATTGATATCACTTTTGTCAACCTCTTCTTTAAAATGTAACTTTGCATATGCCATACTGAGTCTTACTATTGCTTCAAGTTGTCTAGTACCTATTGGTATGTCACTCTTTGCACTTACCTTTCTCATCTGCTCATAGATGTCGAGGAGTGTTTTCTTTGCTTCTGCATTAAGTTTTGGATTGAATGATCTTGCATAGTTAATATATTTTGCCAAGTCATCTTCTTTTAAGTAACAACCACCATCCATAGACATCTCGAATGACTCCAAGATATGATTTGCTTTAAGTCTGTCACTGGTCATATTTACCTTGTCTTGAATTAGCCATATCAGATCAAATCTACTTAGTAATGGTGCTGGTATATTGATATTATCTCTTAGAGAGTTGTCATTGTCATACATACCCCACTTTGGATTGGCTGCTGCAAGTACGCTTGTACGACTTGGTAAGGTCATTGCTATACCTGCTTTTGCTATTGATACTGTCTGTTGTTCCATAGCCTCATGCATTGCACTTCTGTCATCCTCACCCATCTTATCAAACTCGTCTATACATGCTAGTCCACCATCACACATTGGTAATACTCCTGCCTGTGCAATACTTCTACCATCTGACATTTTAACTATACCTATGGTTAATCCTGCTGCACTACTACCTCTACCACTGGTATATATTGACTTTGTAACCAATTTAGTTGCAAATTTTAACAGTTCTGACTTTGCCATACTAGGATCTCCTATCAAGAATAGGTTGATATCACCTCTCTTCTGTGTCTTAACCCCACCTGCTAACTGTAAAAGTATGCTTAACTTGATGTCTGTGTAACCAAATATTGCTGGTGCAAATGAACCTATTATTTTGTCTATGAATCCGTCATCCTGTACATCTAATGTTAGTTGTTTAATCTCATCCTCGTTTGGTAATGTTGGTTTATTTTCATCCATATCCTGTACTGACATTATATCTATAAACACTTCAAACTCATTTTTCTTAAAGTCCACATCACTTCTAAACAAACCTGTGATAAGTTTTCTCTGACCTACATATGATGTCCTGCATAGACTTCCTACCAATTTACCTGTAAAGATGACAGGTGAACTCTTTTTACTCTTATCCATTGGCTCCTGCATGAGTATTGTCTGTACATCATCTGTAATCATTTCATTTGTTCGTATCATTGTCTTTGCTTTTTTACATGAAGGGTTGTGACATAGTGGTACTATTATCTTTCTATCAATGGTACATTTCTCATCATACTCATTACCACATAAAACACAGTCAAACTTTGCACTCTTAACATATGATTTTGGTGAATCTGTTGCTAACACTTGACATTCAAACGTAACGGTAGAATTTTCATGCTTTGTGTTTATATCATGCATGTTCATCAATAACTCACCAATAAGATTGATTTTAATATCAGCAAATGAGGAACGTACTAGTTCTAAGTCTCCATCTTTCTGAGCCTTTACACGATAAATTGCCTCACGTAATGAACCTAGAAAGTCATTTGGATACTCTATGAATATATCTAAAAATCCTTTCTGTGATGGATTTATTGAAATTTTACTGTTTGGTCTAAGTCTATCTATGACATCAGTGTATCTATTGTCTGTCAATGCTTGTTTTAAAACATCTATCTTTGCTGAATCAGTATATTGTGTCATACTCTACTCTCTAACTCCATTCTTAATTTGTTTTGTAACTGTGATACTTTTTTATTGATTTTAACCAAGTCATCATTTGACAAGTCTTTCAAACAGTCATGCCATAGATCCATTCTATCCATAATTCTAGGATATTTTGAATTGGTTACTTTTTTGTAACTCTTTACATACTCTTCTACTGCCATTGCTAGGAACAAACTGAATGATGTGTCTTTTGGTCTAAGACTGTCGAAGGATTCAAACACAGGTTTTATACTTGGGCTAATTGATATAGTTGTTGTTTTCTTAAACTGCATGAAAGTTAATTAACTTGAGGATATATATATCTATCTTATGAAAACATAGAAAATAGAGAGACGATAGTACAGAAATAATAAACTTAATTAATTAATTAACTTTTTAGTCACGAAAAAAAGTTAGAAAAAGTGAATCCTAGTCACAAGAATGTTAATTAACTAATTAACTATGTTTGGCAAGGCAAAAAATTGATGTAAAAAAATGAAAAAGGTTTTGATTTTATACTGCTACTGTTTGTTCTAGTTCAAACCAAGTCTTAACGCCCTTGGCTTCCATCAATTGAATGAATTTACTAGCTTTATCTACAGGTTGTAGTGCTTTAATGATTTCTCCATCTTGCTTTTTCCAACAAATATTGATAAACATGTGAATGATTCGTCTTTTACGAATATAAACTTGTCTAATTATACAAGAGTTATATGTTTAATTTATATAGTTCTGTACTACTGCAATGAGGACATTTCTCTTTAATTATCTCTCCTGCTCTAACCATAAATTGAATTGTATGATGTAGGTTACCCATACTTGATATATTACCTTTATATTGTATTTCGGTTAAAGGTAATCCTTTCTTATACATTCCTAAAGTGTTTATAATTGTAGTATGTGTTGATACTTTTCTAGGTCGCTCCACGGATACGACACTTGTTAGGTTCTTCTTATTCTTCCTGACTGGTTTAGATATGACCATTGATAGTTCCCTCCTCTGCATTTAATGATAATGTTAATGTTCCTAACTGTGATCCTATAATCTCATTCTTTCTATCCATATATCCATCTGTATCTTCTATCAAAGTCTTACAAAACGTGCCTGTATTACCTAGATGTATGTCTCTTTCCCATGTCTTACCACTTTCCCAATCAAAATCATACACTACTTCTGGCTGATATCTCTTTTGATGTAGGTGTCCACACAGGAATATGTCATAGTAAGCATTATGTTTCATCTGTTCCATCATTCTTTCTGGTTTACCCCCACCTGAACCATGTATGAATAGTATAGACCACTGTGATAAAATTTTCTTTTTGTAAGTTACTTCAAGTCCCATTACACCACGACTACCCATGAATGTAAATCCATTAGGATTACACATAGTATTTTCCAAATATGACCTAGTTATCTGTGGTATTTTATAATCGTGATTACCATGAAAGAATCCCCATACCTTTTCATTATCTTGTTTGTGATGAATATCTATAAGTGGTTGTGTCATATCTTGCCATTTCTGTCTTTGATTGTCTATGTCATGTTCCAAACTCATATCTGGATTAAATCTTTTATCATAAGTTGTAATTGCATCTAGTGCATCTCCACCAAAGAATGTATATCTATTTTTATCTTTACATATTGCTTTAATTCTTTTCCTGTACAAGTCTTCATCAAACCCAACATGACCAATATGAATATCACTGATTGGTTCTAAATGTATAATGTCATCTTTTTTCTCAAGTTCTATTTTAATTTTTCTAGAAAACACTCTACAGATTAATAGAAATACTTTAATATAAAGTTATATAATTACATTTTAAAATACTCATCATCTCTAGTCTCGCCATTTGGATGATGTAATCTTTTATGTTCATCATATTCATCGTTTCTACAATACCCAAAGTATGAACCAGTGCATAATGGACATACTGTGTAATCTTTTTTAGTTGACTTTGGTTCTTTGGCTTTCATGGTATTGTTTACACACCATTCGTTATCCTTGTTTTTATGATTAGTTAACTGCCATCTACCCATATATGCAAACCATGATTTATTCCATTCAAGGTCTTTCTTACCACATTTCTTACAAGTCTTCATATGAAATTACAATGGAGAAGTTTATTTAACTGTTGCGAGTAGTCTATCACAAGCAGCAATTCTTACTTCATACTTATGATCACCTGTTACGTTTAACATATCTTCATTGTATAGTTTTACATGAGCCCAATCTGCGGCATGTTGTTCATCTGTATCCATAAATAAATAAAAAGGGGATGTGGTTTATTAGTTTTTTGGTGGAAACATACTAAGACATAGCATCATTCTACCTGTCTTCTCTGCTTCTTTCTCAACTACATAGGCATCCAAGCCGTCTGCTGCATCTTTGTCAACACATTTTTGTACAACATCTTTCCAGTAATCGCTTTTGGCTTGACCAATAACAGTTTTACCGAATGAGTGTCGTAGTCCTTCTGTGGTTGAAATTTCAACAACTTCAGCACCTACTTCATCAACGTTCTTAATCTTAAAACCTTGTATGGTAATTTTATCACCAGCAACTAGTTTTTGAGAATTTTCATGTGAACCTTTGATGTCTAGAACTTCACTTACATTCATAATATGATATAATAAAAGTGATTATATAAATCTATTCTTTTATAAGATTTGTTAATCCCATAAATTGATCCATCATCTTTGATCTGATTTGACCAAATCTATCTCCATTAACATCTTCCTGTGGATATACAGCTTTTGTCTTGTGATGTGCAACAACAAAGAACTGATCCCAATATTCTGTAATTTTTTTAACTTCATCACTTATTTCCACTTCAGGTAATTTTGTTATTATAGGTGTCTTTCCCCATCCACCAGAACTGGATGTTAAAGTTCCTTGTGATGCATATGGTGTAAACTTTCCTCCTTGCTCTTCAAAACATTCTTTATCTGAACATATTGCTTTAGGATCCTTTTGGTAGAAAATATCCTCTCCTACTTTCCAGTCACTTCCACATATTTTACATTGACCTGCATACTTACCTTTAATTTTTGTACCCATACAATGTTATATAATTGATAATATTTATATGTTTGGAATTAAATTAAAATTAATGATACATTATTTCACTAAGAATATAGATGAGAAAAAATACAATGACATTATACAGCGTATTATTATGATAAACGGTCATGACGGAACCAGTAACTCTGGATATAAGGCATGGAAAAACTTTGAGGATAACTGGGAACTTAACATAATACCTGTTACTGATCAAGAAGATTTTAAATCATTTTATGAACATCTTGACGTAGAAACTAGTGATGGAATAGCATGGGGTGTTACAGGTATGAAGGTAATCTACATGTTTGTAAATGATGTTAAGAATCCTTTCATCATTAGACAAAATATTATGCCACTTGGTCATGAGTTACTACATGCTATCTATCAAGATGCTGTTGGAACTTTTCATATTACCAGAGTATATGACTCACCTGAAGGCAAAGCAAATACCAGAGCAGCAGCCGCAACTGTTATTGTACATGACAACTGGTATGGAAGCAAGGAAACAATCAAGGTTTGGATAAGATGGGGACTTATTTGGTTGCCAATAACAATACCATTCATCCCTGTTAAAGTTGCCAAGAAAATATACGCTATCTAAAGGTTTATATATTATTGTATAAATGATTACTTATGGCAAGACGTAAAATTGGTAATTCACATACCACAATATGCGTGTCTTGGGAAGATAAGGAATTGTTTAGAAAGTTTGCAAGTTTTGTTAAAAAGACAAGGACTGGTAATCTGTATGAGAGTGATGCAGTTCTGTTTAGTAAAATGTTAGGTCA